AAGCAAATCCTTTAAAGATTTTTTGCAGACCCATTACCCTCTTAGAGATGAAAAAATTTATGGCTTTAGCTAAAGATGATGAAGTTGAAATGCTTGTCTATGTTTTAATTTATAAAGCATTAGATGAGGCTGGAGAGAAGATTTACACTATAGAACATAAGCATGATTTATTAAATAATGTTGATAGTGGTGTATTAGTGAGAGTGGCAACTGAAGTTATGGGTAATATTTCACAAGGGCAAATAGCAAAAAAGTAGCTGAGGATAAGCAGCTATATTCAATGTATGCCCTAGCTGAGAGATTGCATAAAACTGTTGCTGAAATTGAACAAATGACCTTAGAGGAATTTAATGGTTGGATTGCTTATCTAAATATACAACAAAAGGAAATGCAAAAACAAAATGGCTAAATCTGATATAAAAATTAGGCTACTGGGAGAGAATAGAACTGGTGCTGCTTTTAATAAATTTAAAAGAGATGTCAACTCTACCCAAGACTCAATAAGAAATTTAAGAAATCAAATTATTGCTGCTTTTGGTGTTAGAGAATTAGTTAGGGCTGGTGATACTTTTGTAAACCTTCAGAACAGAATGGGTGCTTTGACTGGCAGTGCTGAAGGTACAGCTAATGCTATGGCACACATGAAAAGAATTGCTAATGAGTCAAGATCAGATTTTGATTCTGTTGGTGATTTATTTGCAAAGATTACTTTTGCAACAAAAGAAATGGGTTTATCTCAGCAAGAAGTTGCTGATGCTACTCAAACAGTTGCTAATACCTTTATCATATCAGGTGCTTCTGCTATTGAGGCTTCAAATGCTTCTAGGCAGTTAGCTCAGGGTTTAGCATCAGGAACTCTTAGAGGAGATGAGCTTAACTCTGTTATGGAGCAAAACTCAGCCTTAGCAGAATTATTAGCTCAAGGACTTGGAGTTTCAACAGGCAAGTTAAGAGAAATGGGTGCTGCTGGTAAGATTACAGCAGAAAACATATTACCTACTTTAATAAATGCAACAGCAGATACATCTAAGACTGTTGCAGATATGAATATGACTATTGGGCAGGCAATCAATGCCCTTAAAACACAATTTACAACTTTAGTTGGAGACTTTAATAACTCTACTAATGCCTTTGGTAATGTAGCTAATGGTATAAATTTCTTAGCTCAAAACATGGAGTTATTAATAATTCCAATAACAGCTCTTGCTGTAAGTGCAATTCCCTCAATGATAATTGCATTAAACACTTTAAAAGTTGCAATACTAACTAACCCAATTGGTTTATTAGCTACAGGCTTTGCTGCTTTGGTAAGTGTTTTAATGATAGCTAACAAAAATTCAAAAGAATATGGTACAACCCTTGATGAACTTACAGACTCAAGAGTGAAGCAGGTTAAAAAACTTGAAGAGGCTGAGAGATTGTATGGAAGGTTTAAAGCATTGCAATATGATTTAGATAGAAAAGCAGCACAAAAAAATATTGATGAAATAGATGCTCTAATCTTAGCAAAAACAGAACAAGATAAAATAGAAAAAAAATTACAAAGCTCTATAGATAATTTAGGCACAACAACAGTTACAGCAATGCAAGAGTCAATTCAAATAACTAAAGATTTTGCAGATACTGTTGAGGGTCAATTAACAAACGCATTTCAAGGATTTTTTGATGTTGCAAGTAAACAATTTTTAGATTTTAAAGACTTGGCTGGTTCAGTTGCAAGGGCAGTAATAAATGAATTAATTAATGTATTTATAGTACAAAAATTAGTGGGCATGGTTACTAGCTCTATTGGACAAATACAAGGTGGTATGGAGTATAACAATTTGACTGATGGTGGAACTTTGTTTGATAGTTTCTCAGGTGGTGGTTATACAGGAAATGGAGTAAGAGCAGGTGGTTTAGATGGGCAAGGTGGTCGTTTAGCTATGATACACCCCCAAGAAACAGTCATAGATCATACTAAAGGTCAAAGCATGGGTGCTACAGTGAACTTCAACATATCAACAGTAGATGCTGCTGGATTTGATCAGTTACTAGCATCAAGAAAAGGATTAATAACCTCAATCATAAACAATGCCATGAATAATCAAGGCAAAATGGGAATAGTATAATGTCAGGACAATTTCCAACAGACCCAAATTTTAGAAGTCTTAACTTTAAAGACAATAGACCTACTCTATTGAATCAAACACTATCAGGTAAAAAACAAGTCAGACAAATAGGTGCTCAGTATTTTTCTTTTACAGTTGCAATGCCACCATTACAACAAGAAAAAGCTCAGGAAATATTTGCATTTTTACAAAAACAAAAAGGTTCTTTTGAGGACTTTACAATAGTTGCACCACTAGATAACTTAGGTGCAGGCAAGTCAGAAACAGATATACAAGTAGTTGGAGCACATATATCAGGAGATGCTTCTATAGCCTTAGATGGCTTTACAGCTAACCAAACAGGTGCTTTAAAAGCTGGAGATTTAATCAAGTTTGCAAATCATAGCAAGGTATACATGGTTCAATCAGATATTGATTCTGATGGTAGTGGAGCATTGACTGTTCTTATATCGCCTAATTTAGTAACAGCTTTAACTGACAATGTTGCAGTTACTGTAAACAAACCAAGTTTTACTGTTTATTTAGAAAACAATGAAATCATGTATTCAACAGGTGCTAATGGTTTTTACAGTATTTCATTTGACGTTAGAGAGGTTATAGCCTAATGCCAAGAAGTTTATCTACTGATCTACAAACTCAAGTATCATCAACAGCAACTAAGACAGCTTTTTTAGTTGAGCTTAACTTATCATCTACTATCAGACTTACTGATTGGTATTCTAATGTTACTTATAACTCTAACAGCTATGAAGCTGGGGGTTCTTTTTTATCAGTTGATACAACAACTGAAACAGGTCAATTACAAGTTGATGAAATTAACTTAGGCTTTTCAAACATTACAGATGAGGTTAGGTCTTTAGTTCAGGATGGCTCTTTTACAGATAAAACAGTAGAAATATATATAGCCTATTTTAATGAAGATGAAACTATTGTAGGTGCAATAAACTTTTTTACAGGTCAAATAAGGAATGTATCTATACAAGAATCTATTGATAATTCTATATTAAACATGACAGTGGCTTCACATTGGGCAAACTGGAACTTAACCAAAGGCAGACATTATTCTGATGAGTCACAACAATCTTTTAGTACAGGTGATAGAGGTTTTGAATTTGCCACTCAAGTCAAATCAGATGTAAGGTGGGGAATGTAAATGGCTAATCCTATAGCAGCATTTTTTAATTGGGTTGGAACTAAGGCTGCCTCAGCATGGGCAGCATTTAAAGCAGCAGAAACAATAAATCAAATAACTCTAGTCCTGACAGCAGCTAGTTTAGCTGTAGGTGTTAAAGGCTTTATGCAGGCTAGACAGATGATGGCTAAAGGTCAAGATATCTTAGCTAACAAAACTTCTGCTGGTGGAAAATTGCCTGTTATATATGGAACTCGTAGAGTTGGTGCTCAAGTCATATATATGGATGTATCTGCTAATGACTCAAGAGACTTATATGTAGTTTATGCTTTATCAATCGGAGAATGTGATGAGATACTTGGCAGAACTATTGAATTAGATGGCAATCCCTTAACTGACACTGCAAGATTTAAAGATGGTGGTTATATTGGCTCAGATAAGATATCTTCAGGCTCAGGTTCATTAAATACAGTTTCACAAAATGGAACTGATAGTTTAGATGTTGGTGCTGGTCAATTTGGAACAAATCCTGCTGCAAAATATAGATATGTTATGAATCTACATCATGGAGCTGCAACACAAACAGCAGACCCTATGCTCGTTGCTTCTATGCCTAATTGGACAAGTCTGCATAGATTAGATGGTGTTTGTTATATAGCAGCTCATTATGGCTATGATAAGGAAGGTATGTGGGGTGGCGTACCACAACTAACAGTACAGGTTAGAGGTAAAAAAGTATTTGACCCAAGAGATACCAATCAAACCTTTGGTACTGTATCTACTTATAAATATTCAGACAATCCAGCTTTAACATTTTTAGATTACATAACCAATAATGAATATGGTAAAGGATTAACACAATCACAAATTAACATGACCACATTTAGCTCTGCTGCCAATGTTTGTGATACAGAAGTTGATCAGCCTTATTTTAATGGTTCAGCACAATCACTTACTTGGTCAGGTAATGCTGGAGATGACTTTATAACCATTGGTGGAGCTGACCCTAACACTAATTGGTGGCAAAACAAGGTTGGAGAAGTAGTAGATATTAATGATGCAAATGGCAACCTTATTGTAGATGGTAAAGAAATTAAAGATGTTCAGAGAAATGGATTTTATGATGAGAATGATGAATACATTGTATATATAAATGACACACTAGGCTCTACATATTCTTCACAAACAGGCTCTTCTTTAGTTAAAGTAAAAAGATTTCATTGTAATGGCTATTTGGATGCTAACAAGAATGTCATGGATAATGCAAAAGAACTTCTTGCAAACATGCGTGGTATTTTTCTTTATATAGATGGTAAGTATGAACTATCTATAGAAGATACAGGGTCATCCACATTTAGTATCAACGATAATCATATTATTGCTGATGCTGGTATATCAGTAGATTATGGAAATAAAGATAAAAAAGCAAATAAAGTTATTGTTGAATTTTTTAATGCCAATAAAAGATATGAACTAGATACAGCTACTGTTTTACATGATGCAAGTCCTGAATATTACTCAGATGATGGTGATGAGATATTAGAAATTAAAGCTGAGTTCCCTTATATAAGCGACCCCTACATAGCCTACAACATGGGTAAGGCAATCTTAACTAGAAGTAGAAATCAGACTACTATGCAGTTCTTAGGAACTCCTGAGATGTATAAATTGAATGTTGGAGACATAGTAGATTTAACTTATGCAGGTCTAGGATTCTCAGGCAAGGTTTGTAGAGTAGAGGCATTAGAATTACAAGCTAGTGGATTAGTTGCTGTTAGCTTAATAGAATACTTTGATGTTTATACATGGGAAGTACCACCTCAAGAACCAGTAGAAGAGTTAGCCAACCTACCTTCTGCTTATGCAGTAAAAGCTCCAACAGGATTATCATTCACTGATACTGATTCTAGCTCTACAGGCAGACCATTCTTATCTTGGAATGAACCAACAGATTTTCCTAACTATCAATACAGAATCAATGTTGTAGATAGTTCTAGTAATCAAGTTATAAACAAAATAGTAGATGTAGAGAATTGTGATTTAAACTTCTTGCCTGTTGATACTAATTATGTTGCTAGTGTTAGCTCACTTAATACATTAGGCTCAGAATCATCTCCAGCGACTTTAACCTTTACTATTGGTGATGCTCCTACAGCAACTGCTGACATTCAAGATGATGCAGTAACATTAGATAAGATAGGTGCTGATGTTCAATCTGCAATCAATGCTGGTGGTACTAATTCAACTCAACTAATAAAATCTACATCAGCTCCAACAACAAGAAGTGACAGCTCTGCATTACAACCCCAAGATTTATGGGCAGACACTGATGATAATAATCAAATGTATGTTAGAAACGCGTCTAATAATGGCTGGGTTAAAGCTAGAGATTCTTCACTAATAACTTTATATAATTCATTAAGCTCAACTGTATCTACTAACACAACAAATATAGCTACAGCTCAGGGTGATATAGTTACTCTTACAACTGATACTTCAGCTAATGCAAGTGCAATAACTAGTTTAACCTCTACAGTTAATAGTAATACATCAGCAATAAGCACTGAACAAACAACAAGAGCAAATGCAGATACTGCTTTAGCAGCAGATATAACTAGCTTGACCTCTACAGTGAACAACAATACTTCAGCAATTACTTCTGAAGCTACAACTAGAGCTAACGCTGATACTGCTCTTGCTTCTGATATAACATCTTTAACCTCTACAGTTGATGATAATACAGCAGATATTACTTCAGAAGCTACAACAAGAGCTAACGCAGATACTGCATTAGCATCAGATATTACAAGTCTTACTTCTACAGTTAATTCAAATACTTCTGCAATTAGTAGTGAAGCCACTACTAGAGCAAATGCAGATACAGCTCTTGCTTCTGATATAACCAGTTTAACCTCTACTGTTAATAGTAATACCTCTGCAATTACTTCAGAAGCTACAACAAGAGCAAATGCAGATACAGCTCTTGCTTCTGATATTACAAGTCTTACTTCTACAGTTGGTGGTAATACAGCATCTATAACAACAAACGCAACAGCAATAACTGACATTAATGATAATGCTTCTGCATCTTACGTAT